GTGATGGTTTTTGCAGCGCCGATTGCGGACTGCATGGATACAGCTACGTTTTTCCATACGATTGGTGTTGCCATTTGATTCCCCTTTCTGTCGTCACGACAGTAAGTTTCCGACCCTGCCTCACGGCGGTTCTTTTGTTGTGTCTTACCGGCCTGTTATGGCCAGATATAAAACTCAAGTAATACCCTGTATTCCTTGCCTTCCTCCTCGTAGAGGTCCATGTTCGTGATTAATGATGTCCCGGCAAATGACGCCGTGTCGATTGCCGTTTTTACTGATTGAGCGAGTGTTTTTGCCGATGAATATGTTGTCCCGAAAACATCAACCTGGACCCTCATCTTCTCGTCTGCATTCGATGCCTTGAATGGGGCAGCGTCGATCACCTGAAACGTGATGTACGGAGAGACGATAGTCGGCATGGTGTTGATGAGCGGGTAACACCGGCCAGCACAGAGATTTCCGAGCAGGGTTTGCAGTTGTGCTTCGATTGTCGGCATTTACCCCTCGCTCAATCCAGTTTTAGCCATGATATCGTATTCAACGTGCCGCTCTCCGATATCGATCAGCGCCGTAATGTCGTAATTCTTGCCGTTGTAGACGATCCGCATTGATTCGGTTATCCCGGCAATCCATCTGATATTGAATCTCACTGTTGTTTCGCTCTGAGCTGCCTGGGCTGCAAAGAGCTCCCTGCCCTTCAGCGGCCATATTGCGGCCCATGCTTTTACAAAATCCGCCCACGCTGGAGCCTGCCCGCCGTAATCCTCGGTGGACATGGTTTTGCTCTGGATGGTTATGATTTTGTTTCGCTGACCGGCGTTCAAAATCTCACCTCACGCATCCTATATTCAGACAAAAGCGCCTCGACACCGAGCGGGAGTAACCCGACTTCGATCTTGTTGCCGCCAATGGTCGCCTCACGGTTTGCGTAGAGATGGCCGATGAGCAAGAGCATTGCCCCCTTGATTTTCGCCGGAACACTTGCCGCAGTATCGCCAAATCCACACACGAACCGAACTGCAACCTCGCTCTCCGGGTAGATCTCCGGCCATTCAGCGTCATAGGCTCTTTTGATGACGTTGCTGTGTAATCTGGCAGTGAAATCGGTGAATGTCGCCGCGTCTCCGTTCGCATCCGTGTACGATATCGATGTTACGGATTTGAGCGGGGGATACGGCAGCCTAATAAAAGACTCATTTGGGAATCCAGAATAATAGGCGTCCCATGTTTGGGTGATAAGAGCGTGCAACCCATGTTCTTCGGCAAACTCCCGCGCCATCGTAATCATGCGCGTGAGGTCGGCGTCTTCGGCGGTATAGAGCGCGGCACTGGCAGCATCGACAGAGATTTTGCAATGCATCTTTGCCTCAGCCAGGGTGATTGGCTCTATTGCCGGGGCCGTATGCCTGAGAAGATTGGGGTGCATTACTGAGCCAGCCTCACCCCATAGACGTGACCTGCGGCAGTCCCGGTGTTTCCAGCTTCTTGCACACTCGTTGTGACCTTCAGCATGAGCCTGGCCCCAGGAGTTAGCGTGGTTCCGGTGATCGTAAATGCTTTTTCGGCAATGGTGAGGGAGATAGCCTGTGCAGCGGTTGCGCAAATATCAGCAGCCGCCGTCCCGGTGTCGCCCTGGAGCGTTGCCACAGCATCTACTGTCGCCGTGATTGTGGTCCCGCCAGATGCAGAATACCCAGAGCCGATATACGCAGTGATATCTGTTCCGGCCTTGTAGTCATCCGGCAACACGAACTCAAATAGTGCGTTGTTGGCTTTGGTGTTGTTTTGTGCATTGGTTCCGGTGAGATCAGGGGCATTGTTGTTGTTGAGTGCTGCAATAAAATCAGTCGCTGTTGCGGCAGAAGCTGCTATCGATGTTCCTGCTACATTACGAGCCAGGAAAAGCGGATATCTCATATTCACAGGTTTGGTGGAGACTGCCCCGGTCTGAACATCCAAGGTCGCGCCAGATTGTATTTCCACTTCTCCACCGGTTGCCACAATCTGCTTGTCGCCACCAGGCTCCATGTAAATCTTGGTGACGTAACTTGCATGGCAGGCAACAAACGACACTCCAAGCACAAAAAACACTACCAATGCTGATATTAATAATGATGTTGATTGTTTCATCTGTGGTTACCCTTTGCTGATTCGTTGTTTTTTGATTACTCAGTCGGGCTATCGAGCGGATTGCCCTTGATCATCATCACTGAAATCTGCGTACCGGTGGCGTTGCCGTCCACCTCGGCCAAGGTAAACTTCAGCCATTTTTTTCCACCGACATATCCGAGTTTCGTGGTTGCCGCAGACTGTGCCGCCGCACCAAGAGTGAAAACCACGCCAGAGGCAGGAGTTGCACCCTGGATATCAGCAGCGGCAACATCGGCATACGTTCCGGCAACATCGAAAACGGCTGAATCGTCGGCGTGTTCAATCTTCAAGGTGATGGTCCCGGTGTCGCCAATAGGCTTTGCGGCATTGTCGATGATGACCACCGCAGAGTTGAACCCGGCAAGTGATTTCTCGACAGCGGCAGGAGAGGCGGTGTCAATCAGGAGCATCGGTTTGATAATCGAAATCGGCTTGATTTTGTTAAAGAGGTCTTTCATGTTCGTATCCTTTTAAGTGAGGGGCCGTTGCTGGCCCCATTGTCGATTATTTGGCTTTTTACGCGGCGATTTTGAACAGTTTGATCGCCTCGTACATCGTCAACCCGCCACCTACCCGTTTTGTGGTGTAAAAATGGATATACGGCTTGTTGGTGTAGGGATCACGGAGAACACGGATACCAACACGATCCACCACCAGATAGGCCCGCTTGAAATTGGCAAAGGCAATCGGGAAGGCATTCGCAGCGATAACCGGCATATTGTCGTCAGTTTCTACCGGTTTACCGAGCAGGGTGGAAGAAGCGCCGACTTCAAGGCCTGGCCGCCACAGATAATTTCCCTCACCGTCCTTGAATTTCCGGCAGTGGGCAAGAGTTGCATCAGCCATGAGCCAGGCTGCCCCATTGCGATATGTGCTTTTTAGGGAGTGCTGAAGGTCGATGAGACGGTCGGTGTCCGGGAAGGTTGCAGCGGCCCCGGAAGTGATGAAGCCGACCTTGCCCCACACGTAAGAAGCGTTTGCCACAGGAGTATAGGCGAGGATTCCTTTCGGCTTATTCACGCCATCGCCGTTGATAAGAGCATCGCTTTCCTGCTCGGCGAACTCGATCACAACCTCATTCGCGAGCCATTGCTCGATATTGATTGCACTGTCATCAAGCAAGGTCTGAGTGGCGGCAGGATTCGCGTACAACTCTTTGGTGTTGATTGCGATTTCTTTCAGCGTCGGGGTATTGGTTTCGCCACGTGCGGCCATCTCACCAACCCATCCGGAACCAGCACCACCCATATTCACCAGTTTCTTGTAGGTGTCCGTGCTGATATTCATCACGGTTGCCAGCCGGCGCATAGCCGATACTGACTCAGCGATACGGTCGATGGTTTTCTCCATCTGCTCCGGAACAGTGTACCCGCCGTCAGGGTCAGAACTGGTTTTCAGCGAGGCTTTTACTTCGAGATCGGCAAGCCCTGCTTCGACGCCTTTTCGGAAAAATTTCTCGAAAGCCTGCGCATGTTCGGCTTTGGCTTTGTCGGTCACATTCCCACCACCTTGAAACTGGCCTCGAGCCATTGCGGTTTCGATTGCTTCAAGCTGGGTTTTCATTGCGGAAATTGCGGAAATCTCGGCGTTGATCTTCTCAACTTTCTCGGCCAAGAGAGGGTCCACGCCGCCTTTTGCCTCGATCGCCTTCAGCCTGGTGTCGTTTTCGGCCTTAAATTCGTGCCATGCTTTTTGGAGCTCGACCAATACCGCTTTAGGGTCACTGGCGTCTGCGCGGACCATCTGAATGCCGCGAACGGGGTAAGTCTTTCTCATGATTGTATGCCTCGTAATGTTTGAATTGCTTGAATTGATGATCTGATTTCTTCTAAAAGGTCAGCGCCAGGCGTAACCGGAGAGGCAGCGCCAGACATGCCCCTGATTTTTTTCAAAAGGTCTCTCCGCTCGGAACGCGGCAAGCCTTGTTTTGCCAATAGTGTTTCTACTTTCCGAATAGCAGCGTTGCTGTTTTCGTCGGGTCCGCCGTCAAGCATTACCTCGTCAGCAGAAAGCAATCCGGTGGCAAACCCCATATCGATTGCAGCCTGTCCGGACATCCACGTTTCTTCGTCCATCATCTTTGCCGCCTGCTTCTTCGTGACCCCGGAGGCGTCGGCATAAAGATCGGCCATTACTCCATCAAACTCATCAAGGACATCGGCGGCTGCCCGCAGGTCGTGGCGGTTGCCGATAGCAAAAACCCAGGCATTGTGGATCATTAAAAATCCGGTTTTTGCCACCTGGACCAACACCGCATATCCCAAAGATACCGTTTGCGGGGACAAGGCCGGGGCAAGGATCGACCTCGGCTCATACCTGACCGACGAAACCTCGCTTGAATGGGCCATAGATGCACCGGGGCGGCTATCTTTTACGGTCAGCAACGGGCACCTGTTCGACCCTAACAACAGCAATTCTTTGCTTCGTACCTACCTGGCCAAGGGTAAAGGCGTGGTTGTCAGAATGGGCGAGAGGATCGATGGGGTTGATGAATGGGCCGACCAAGGGACGTATATCGTCAACGGCCAGAGGATGCAATACAAGCGCGGGGAGTACCCCTCGATGCAGATTGAATGCGCCGATATCAGGTCGCTATGGGTGGACCATCAGGTTGTCGCGGTGAACCTGGCGTCAATCGATGTCGAGGAAGCCCTGGTCGATGTCATTACCGAGAACACCGGAATTTTAGATGAAAACATAATCGTTCCGACCATTCCCCTTGCATTTGATTTCGATGCACAATGGCTGGATTCTCCCCTTGGCGATATCGTCGATGAGATCGCCAACCGATTCCAGCACTTTTGCACTGTAAACCACGATAACACCGTCACTTTTCGCCCCATCACCACCACGGCTGCCGCATCAAATATCTACTCACTCGCACAGATAATAGAATTTTCCCCGGACGATAGTTATTCTGACCTCACTAACCGGATCACGGTGACTGGCCTATCTCTGAATGACTTCCAGGTGTCCTACAACGAGGAGCGCCTTGGGGCTATTAATGGGACCATTGGATGGTACGGGTTCAAGAAAGACTACCCTGTCTATTATTCCGAGGACCGTTCTAAAATGGCCCGCCAGCCACGGCTGGAAGTTATTGAGACCTCAACAAGCATCCTGTTCAAGTTGGCGGGAAAGATAACCGAACGGATCAGCGAGGAAGACCCTGACTTTCGGTATTGCGTGGTTGAGGTCAAGGCGCCGAATCTTGTCCCCCTGCTTATTGCAGCGATTGGCATGTACGCTGCCGGAAACCTGATCGGTGACGGAACGCTGTCCATCGGCGGCGGGTACACCATCCCCATCGGCAGGAAGATCGAAGGCGCCGGAATGCTCTTGGCATTAATGGTGCTGGGGTCGATTGGCAACTTCCAGTACGAGGTATGGGGAAACCCAATCGGTTATGTGAAACGGAGTTTCTCGGCATCTGCTGATGACCTGGAACTGCAGCATGAACTTGGCCAGGTGGTCGAGAATAAATTCGAGGGCTTCCTGTGCCAGACGCAAACGCATTGCAAGACCGTGGCCGATTTCGAGTTGATGGTGGCCAAGGCACAGCGCAACCGGGTGAAGATTACCAAGATTGCCCACTTGCAAGACGAAATAGGCGATACCGTTGCCGTTCCCCATCCCTACACCAATCAGGAGAAGCGGGTATTCGTGACCAATATATCGAGGAAATACAAACCGGCTTCAACCGATGGAGATGGATATGTCTACGATGAAATCGAGGGGTGGGCACTGTGATCAGGCAATATGCGAAGAAACGGTCAATCCGGGCTAGTGCCGACAGGATAGTCAGGCAGAGCGCCGAAACGAAAGACGCGGTGCTGTGGGATGTGATCCCATCGCAGCGGATATGCCGGGTTAAGGTACAGGGGTCCGACAAGCTGATTCAGGCCAGATACCCGGAACACTGGCACAAGGAGCCTGAATGGCTGAAGCCAGGTAATGCGGTCAAAATCCTCCATACCGGGGGCAACCGGACCAGCGTGGAAATCATCGGTTGCGGCATCGCTATCCCCACCCCGGCGCCTGGAAGCCAGGTTGAGCCGCCGAAACAGATGGGCCAGAATACCATCCTCTCCGGGTGCGGGATATTCGCCATCGGTTCGGGCATGGACGTGTATGTAGCGGTCGGAACGTACCGGATAAACGATGTGATATACAGCGTCACCAGCGATCTCGTCATGGGAGTAGATCCACCTCTGTTGATGGGGGTCGAGCCAGCGCTGCTAATGGGAAAGGTGGCCGGCTCGTTTACTCTGCAATCCGCCGATTCAACCATGTTCAGGATGGACGCCTTTTTTATCGGTGTTGACGGCACGATTGATTACGTCGTCGGCACGCCTTCGGCCACCAACCCACTGATACCTGAAACCCCCTTGAACCATGTGCTTATCGGATGGGTGCTTGTCCCCCCGACAACGACGCTGATCGACCAGTCGTTGGTAAACGCTTCCTTTGTCCAGCCTTTCCCCACGCAACTGACGGCCACGGTAGCCGACAACCAGCTGACTTGGCTGCAAACATCGACCACCATAACGGTTGCCGTTCTTGATCAGTACGGGCGAAAGATTGTCGGCACCAATTGGCAGATAAATGCCATCCTTACCAATGGAACCGGAACGATAACCTCATCGATGACAACCGGAACATCGTCAAACATTGCCGTTTTCACATACCGTCGATTGAGCCCGCAAGCGGGGGAAAATTGCCCGGTATTCATTCAATTCACGTTGATGCAAGATTCAGACATCATGCAACTAACCGCAATCCTGCTGGAAGACATTAATGGAGCGATACTTTTTGGATAACATGACAGTTTTGCTTGAAAAGATATTGGCAGAATTGCAGAAAATAAACGAGCGTGCCGACGCGCAGATGAGCGCATCCGGCCAACGGGTTGATCGCGCTGACGAGTTAATGCAAATGGCCGTTCAAGCGCTAAAGCAGCAGGGAGGTGATTTCAGTGGGAAGTAATTATCATACACCTTGGCAGGATAAGATCACACACTATACATCAGCAGCTGAAATGTGCATACCAATCGGCCAGCTTGATCGAGCGCTGACATACAATAAACCAGCGATTGTTTCCTGCGATGGAGAGGTGACATGGGACAATGCCACCGGTACATTGGCATGGGACGGCCCCTTGCGGATAGTCTTCAATCGGGAAGACGGGGTCGCTATCCAGAACGTCATCGCTACTGGAAGCCTAGTGCTGCTCGATAACCAGTTTGCAGTCGTCCCCCTGAACGATACCAACGACACAACCATCAGTGCCTCCGCTGCAACCTTGACCCCTGGGGCGGTGTCGAATTTCTTGGCGTACAATGTTTTCGTATTGGCCTACAAGAACGCAACCAGCGATAACTTGTCAACCATCGGGCTGCCGCCGATCTCTACCATTTCTGGAGACGGCGAGGCTAGGATATCAGGACTAGAATCCGAGATTAGTACCGCCAGAGGGGGAAGCGAAACCCTAGATGCCAGGCTTGACAACCTCGAAACTGAAGTAGGTGGCGTGGCTGGTGATCAAGTAGCTGCCCATGTTTATGCGGGGCCGATATTCGGTGAAGACGCCCCCCCAGCGTTTCGGGCGCTGGTCGCAAGCGACATCCCCACACTAGCGGTGATGACAGAAGTCGTCACTGCCAGAAAAGCCTACGACACCCTTGATGACCGACTCAGCATAACATTTGGTGATTTAAACACGAACATAGGAAGAAACACTACCGAGTTAATTGGCGCGAGGGGTACTTACGAAACTCTGGAGGAGAGAATAGACGCTATTTCCGTACCTGCTGGGGACACCAACGCCGAGGTTGTGGCAGCAAGAGACGGGGCTGCCTCATTGGATGCCCGTTTAGACACCATGACCACTGCAACCGGCAACGTAGCATCAGAAGTAAGCACTGCAAGAGGAACGGAACCCAGCCTTGACGCAAGGCTCGATACGATTGAGGCAACTCTTGGGGGCGGATCAGCTCCGTTTGATATAACCTGCTTCTACCCAGGGGTGCCGGCCGCAGATGCGGTTTTGTTGAGAGTCCCCTTCGCAAGGGAGGTTTCCTTCCTTGCAAACTTCTCAGGTGGTTACGCAATGGCTAGCCCCGCAGCAACGGGATCGACAGCATTTGTTATTCAAAAAAATGGGTCATCCATTGGAACCGCCACGTTTGGCGCTGGTGGAACCTCGGCGTCTTTTTCTACAAGCGCAATATCGTTTGCCGCTGGTGACATTATCTCCATTGTTGGGTCGGCTACCCCGGACACCACCTTGGCAAATATTTGCTTTGTACTTCCAGGAACTCGATAAGGAGATTTATTATGAGCATACTATGGTGTGGTGGAGAAGATATCGATTTTCCTCTAGGGGCTCCAGTATCTACTACAGTAGATACTGGATATTACACTATTGCACTTTCAAGGTGCGCCATATCTAGAACTCTTGATACTTCAGGGTGGTGTCTATCATCAGTTTTTACCAAGGAAGCTAATCCTTGGGTGCATGTAGTTAGGGGAGGCTTACAGACATGCTCATCAAATGTATCTCTATTTGCAATAATTCATAGCGCTACAGGTAGAGGATTCAGGATAGGAGTATCTCCAACGATTGCTGGCAAGTTAACCATACTATCTTATGATGGAACTACTATAACTACTTTAGCCGCTGAGACAGGGGTTTCGTTGGCAAGTGGAAAACAAACCCTTGACTTAAAAATATCCAACTATGGATCATCTGGAACAGTTGATCTTTATTGTAATGGGGCAATAGTAGCAACATATACAGGGAATATAAGTATTACAGGGGTAGATGGATTTGATCAAGTAGGCATAATAGGCTATGTCCATCCTGCAAACTATAGCGCAGCATTTTCACAGATAATAATTGCAGATGAAGACACAAGGCTAATGACTCTTAAAAGTCTTATACCAAATGCAGACGGAGATTTAAATGAGTGGACTGGAGTTTATTCAAACATAGATGAGGAAACACTTTCTGATGCTGATACTGTATATACGAATATAGCTGATGAAACATTTCTATGCAATCTTAGCGGAATGCCTACTGGAAATTTCATCTGTAAAGGAGTAAAGATAACTTCTAGGGCCACAGATGGCGTTGGCGGACTTGGGATTCAACTTGGCATTAAAACAAATTCTACTGTTAGCCTTGGAGATTCAGTAACTCTGGATGTTATATGGCAAACTTATGAATCTCTATACCAGCAGAATCCAGTAACATTTAATAGATTCACTCCTACAGATATAGAAGCACTTCAATTTGCTGTAAAATCAGTTTCGGTTTAAGGCGGCAGTATGGCTATTTCATACGTATTTGGCAGGAATACTGTAGGAGCGACAAATTTTAGTTTTCCACTCATTAACTCAAAATCTGTCAGTAGATTTCAACTAACTACTCAGACAGATATTGAATGCTTAGTCGCAAGTCATAATACGGCAAGCAGTACAGCCAAAGTAAAAGGGGTTATCTATGCGGACAACGCTGGAGAACCTGGAGCTATGGTTGCTTCCACTAATGAAAAAGGTTTTGTTGCTGTAGCGTGGAATGTATTCACTTTCGCATCTCCAGTAACTCTAGCCCCTGGATACTATTGGCTAGGGTTAATATCAGATACAGCATTAACTAGCTATGGAGCAGCTACAACTGGAACTAATCGTTACAATAATGACACTTATAGTGACGGCCCATCTAATCCATTTGGAACTCCTGCAACCTCAACTACTGAGCGCCCAATATATGCCGCAGTATTTTCAGCAGATACTCCAGATAAATTATCTATTTCAAAATCTATAGGATATGCAGTTCTTTCTACCGAAGTAACTGTAGGAATATCAAAGGTGGTGGGGTACGCCGTTCTTTCCCCTGGTATCGATACTGGCAACCCTAGGCCGGTGGTCTTTGTATGCACATAACTTAAACCAACCTAGCCCCCAACCCCGAAAGATGAATTTCTTTCGGGGTTTTCTTTTGCCCATCCTAAAAACTATCAACCAAGGGGGCGCTGAATGTCAGCAGAAGACGACGTGTTGGAATGGGCAGGGGTGCAGGTATCTTGCACAGCCACGAACGGGAGCAGCATCACGGTCAACCTGATCAGCCGTGAAAATAAGATGGCGGTGTGGGGGAAGGTGACAGGATGCCTGAGCAAGGAGCCGACCGTGTTTGACCGGGCGCAACCGATGAACCGACGATGCACGGACATGATCGAAAACGTGATTGACCATTCGCCCGCGGTTACTGACGAGGAAAAAACCATGCTGCTGTTCGGTCCGGGGATGCCATGACTGACGATCACCGCACCATCCAGATCGGACCGGACGACGAAAACCGGCATGTCAATGTGGTTGTCGAGAATGGCGGAAGCTGCACAGTCAACCTGGAAATTTCGAACGCGTACAACACCTACACATACAATTATCCCGATTGGCTCAATGAGGATGCCGTATCGAGGATAATTGACCGGATAAAGGGGATCTGATGAAAAAAACGCTCTTGCTCGTGATCGCAGCAACCACAGTCATCGGAACATCAGGATGCGCGCATTCCCCGCAGACCGTTCAATTAATCTCAAAATTTCAGGCGTCCCAGGCAAGGCAGCAACTTGAAAAAGGCAACGGGACCATCAAGGGCAGTGGCCTGCTGCGTCAGCGGGGTGGAGGGGTGGTCACCTGCGCTGGCAACGAGGTCATGCTTATCCCCTTTACAACCTATGCTGCGGAGCGCGTATCTGCAATCTACGGGAATCCTAATGGAGGGTACGCTTCAATCTACAATGCAGGGCGCATCAAGTTTGATCCAGACCTCCCGGAATACAGGGTGTTGATGAAAAAAACACTTTGTGACGCGCAAGGGTATTTTAAATTCACCAATGTCTCTCCTGGTAATTTCTACGTTTTCACCAAAATTGTGTGGGCAGTGAAAGGAGCGGAGGGCGGGACCATCGCGGAAAAGATTTCAGTGGCAGATGGTGAGGAAAAGGAGATAGTGCTGACTGCACATTAACCTACCAACTGACAAAATCAGCCAAAACGAAGGACGGTAGCGAGGCCACCCCATGAGCACCCACCAACTTCCAGATGGCCGATGGATCTGCAAGTACACCGAAGCCGGTAAGCAGAAAAAGGAGTATTTCGGCAGGGGATATGAGGCCGAAGCAAAGGCACGGGCAAGGAACGCTGAATTATGCCCTGTGGCAGCGGCGAAGAAAACCACCGCGCCCACGTTCGGGTCGATTGCTTACGCCTACCTGCGGGCCAGGGAAAGCACGATGACGGCAGCAACTTGGCAGTCGATGCGCCCCAGTGTGGAAGGAATCGTTATCCCGCTGCTTGGCCACCACCGCGCCGACGCGATGAACCACAAAGTTATTGATGATTTCGTGGCGGCCCGGAAGCGCGACGGGGTGAAGAATGTCACCATCCGGTCGAACCTTACCTATGCGCA